CTTGCAGATGATTCTATATATATGAGAATGAAAGATACTATGTATCAGCAATTCAAAGATTTGCAACTTACTGAAAAAGAAAAAGCAGGTATGGTATCTGACTTTATGGGTAAAATGACTGTAAGTCTTTCCCAGGCTTCAATGTCTTCAGCTCTATCTTGGGCTAAAGAAGAACGAGATGGAGCTTACACATTAGCAAAAATTAAGGCTGATACTGAAAACTCATTGGCTCAGTTTGAACTAATTAAAGCTCAGGTTTGTGAAACCCTAAAGAAAGAAGAAATGGTTTGTGTTCAGACTATGAAAATTTCTGCAGATTCAATTCGAGCAAATGGATATGTTGCTGAGTATGAAGATGATGGGTGTAGAGTTAAATCACTTGACGAGACTGGTCTAATTTATAATCAGACTAAGCAAGTTCAAGGTGCAACTTATCAAATATTCGCTGATGCCTTCAGGAAGTCAGGCGTTGTAAATATTGGTATAGACATACAAGATGGTACAGTTAAAGGCTTATCTGGAAATAATGATGGTTACACGAACCAACAACAAAAGAATGCCGAGAGACAACGTACAGCCTACGAGGACAGTAAGCTTAATCATGCAGCTAATAGTTCAGCTTCAATGATTGGACAGATGCTAAGTGCTGAGATTGCCCCTAATCAATCAGACGTACAAAGATGGAGAGATGCAGTTGATGGTCTTCTAAGAAAGCACTCAAGTACAGATAGAGTATAAGAAAGGATTTATTATGAGTAACGAATTAATCGTACCAGACGTAGTTGGTTCAAGTGTTGTCCCATTAGCCACTGTTCTTATAAATATCAAAGAGGCATACATAAACTCTACAGTAGGAATTGTAATAGTTCCTATTACTGGAACTATAGTTCTTCTTGATACAGATACTATTGTAACTACTGTAGAAGCTGATTACCTAAGAAACATAGGTATTACTACAGACATTGATGATGGAACCACCCAGCGAACATATCATACTGGTGAGTATTATGTATCAGGTCATAGACCTGATAACACTCCTATATATATGTATAGAACCATTCCTCACACGGAGACAGTTCAGAATGTGCAAGTTGCTACTAGACCAAGATATATAGTGACAGAGATAATTTAATAGATGAGTTTCATCTACAGGGATTTGCTTACTCCATCTAAGTCATTACAGCAGTCATTCTCCTCAGTAAGAGGCAAGTTTAAAAGAGCTTGGCCTCATGGACTACATACTGCATATCCCGATGGGTATGATGATATCACTGGACACCCAATTGGTGTCTCAGAAACAGTAGACGTTTATGGCAGTAAATTGCATTTCTATAATGGTTCGTTTCAAGGGGGCTTGGTTCTTAAAAGATTTGTGGTTTCTTTAGGTATAAATTATGAAGAATTCAAGAACCAAAAAGTAGACAAAGATATCGATTCTATGTGGTTTAAGATAAAAGGTGGTTATTCTTGGGACGGTACAGCAGGTTTTACTGGTGAATATAAAAATCACGATTGGGGAGAATCTCCAGGGTTTGACCCAAGCCCAAATCTAGATGTGCCTGACAAAGAAGAAATTGCTGCAAGCGTTAATGCAGTGTTCGAGCCTGGTCAAAAAATATCTATAACTATAAGCTATGGTGGTTCTCTTAAGAGATACATAAAAGAACATAGACTTACTTGGCTGGCAACTGGTGGAGAGATAGTTTCTACAGGGCTTAACGAAAGCGAGATTCAAAATATTGTCCTAGGAAACCCTTGGTATTATATTGCTAATAGCCGACATATGCCTTACACTAAAAATAGTCAGCAGTTCCAGCTATACGATTCTGGACCATATGACATTCCAAATAGTGACACTAGAAGACCGAGCAATAGGAAATTGCCACCGTGTGATGTGTCTATAAAGCTTGATGGACATAAGAAACCAGCAGGTAGTGCATCAGAACCAAATGTGCCACTAGGTCTATTTGCATTGATGGCTGATTCTACAGAATGGGAAGAGGTAATAAATGCAGAGAATAATACTAGAATATTTAATCCTATTACTTTGTCTAGTCATTCTGGTTCAGCTAAATGGACTAATGACTTCGATGAAGATGTAGACGTTAGCCCCCGTGTTAATTCATCAGGAAGAGTTGAAGCTGAAGTATTGAACCACCAATTTACAGTGAAGTATATATTTAAAGGCACATCCTCTTCAAGTAGATATGTAAAAGAAATAGCTGGTTGGTATGATTTTTCAGAACAAGATATCAACAATATACCTGTAAAGATAATAGACGAAAACTCTACACCTGATAAATACAAGGAAATTCTAACTACATCTACTATAGACACTAAACACAAAAAATCTATGATAGCTATGATGGTAGACCCTAGTAATGGATTTAATAGTTTATACTTCGATGGGCATCTCAGAGTTGCGACCGTTGATAAGATGAAAGCTAATGATTTTGCCAAGATGCTTGGGAATAGCATAGATACTGATTATAACGTGAAGGATGCTTCAACTTTTGAAAAGATTGTAGGAATAGTTATTATCATTGTTGCTATAGTTGTTGGTGTTCTCCTAGCTATTCCTTCTGGAGGTGCTTCCTTGGCTACTGTAGCGGCTGGATTGGCTGCAGCTTCTACTATTCTAACCTTCGGCATGATGGCTTTATCTGCTTTTGGAGGATTGAGAACTCAAGGGATAGTCAAGCAGATTGGGGCATTTGCCCAAATAGTTGGTATAGCTTCTATGGTTGTCGGGGTAGGTGCTATGTGGGAGACTGCAAGACAGACTGCTATGAAAGAGGCTGCTACCAAAATAGGTGAAGAAGCATTAGCAAAAGGTCTAGATAAAGCGGCCACACAAGTTCTTCTTGACCAAGTTTCTGTATCTGTTATTGATGTTGTTAAGTCAGCAGTAAGCAACGCTATAGAATCTGTCGTAAGTGCAGTTACAAACGCATTCACATCAGGTGGAAGCTCTATAACTTTATCTCAAGTTCTGGAAACTCTAGCTCTAGCCCAAAGAGGGTTTGATTTATATGCAGATAAAGAGAAGTCAGACTTGGACGAAGAATACAATGAAGCACAAGCAGAGTTGGATGAACTAAGCAAAGAGCTAGACTCACAAAGACGTGCTGCAGACCCTTTGTACACCTTGGAGAATGGAACAGAAAATGTAACTTCTTACGATGCGTTGTCAGCAATGCAAATGGATTGGGATTCAAAGAGAAGCCCTCAAGGACATTTCGACTCATTCCATTCTGAGAGAACCATAGCCTAGTGTGCTATAATTTTAAATAAGGAAATAATATGGCAGTCAACAAGAGAAAAGTATTAGATATCTTTAAGCGTGATTTCAAAGCTAGTGAAGACTACCATGATGTCTGGGCTGGAAAAAGAAGCAAATGGATTAAAGAAGAGAACGGAGAAGCCTACGGTAACGAAGAAAAAGGCAAGTCACAGATTGTAAGTCGTGATATCAAAAAGGTCAATTTACAGCAGCATTCTGCAATTATTGACCCTTTTGTTTCAACTCCTAATCTTATAGATGCATTCCCAGTTACAGAAGAGGATAGACCTACCTCAGAGCAGGCAGAGACTCTTCTTAACTATCAATTTTGTAGAGACTTTCCAAGATATGCTTTTATATCTGAAGCTTATAAAGTTCAGCAAAGGGAAGGTATTGTTATAGTTAAAGTTTCTTGGGAGTCTGAAGAAGGTCAGATAACGAAGACAATTCCTATTATCGAGAATCAATTGGTTCCTGGTCCACAAGGACTTGTGCAAACTCAAGTTCAAACTGGAACCAAACAAATTAAGACTAAAGGACTTTTATTTAATAGACCTACTGCTGAAGTATGTGATAACTCTATGATTTACATTGACCCTACTTGTATTGGTAATATATCTAATGCACAGTTTGCGGTTCATAAGTATATGTCAAACCTTTCTAAGCTAAAGTCTACAGGTTTATATGAGAACCTAGATAAGATTTTAGAACAATCTTCTAGCCCTTATGATGGTTCAGATGACGACTATGACAAGCGTGATGCCAATGCCTTCTCTTTTCAAGATAAGCCAAGACAAGAAATCGAAGTTTTTGAATACTGGGGAAACTATGATTTAAATGATGACGGAATTGCTGAAGCAATTGTTTGTGTTTGGGTTAACGATACTGTAATACGTCTTGAGGAAAATCCATATCCAGATAAGCAAATTCCATTCATCTCTTGTGCCTACGATTCTGAACCATTCTCAATCAATGGTAAAGCTACTGCTGACCTAATTGGTGTTGACCAAAAGATTAAAACATCAATCAAGCGTGCTATGAACAATACTCTTGATTCAGGAACTCAAGGTCAAAAAGGTCTTCCAAAAGGAATGCTTGACCCTATCAATCAGAAGAGATTCCGTGAAGGTAAAGATTTTGAATTCAACACTGGTGAGTCTGCAAATATTTGGCAAGGCAACTTCGCTGACATCCCTAACTCAACTATGGCTTACTACGAATCAATCTCAAGAGAGATAGAGTCTTTATCCGGAGTTTCCGTAATTGGTTCAAGTAAAGGAGGCTCTAGTCTTGGCAGTTCTGCAACCGCTGCTGCTGGAATACTTAATTCTACAGAGAAGAGAGAAGTTGATATTTCTCGTAACTTGAAAGAAAATCTATTTGTTCCTTTGTTTAGAAAATGGCATTCAATGAATATTGAATTTCTTGAAGATGAGCAAATCATCAGAATTACAAATGATGAATTTGTAACAATTCGTAGAGATGATTTGCATGGAAATATTGACATTGACATTACAGTTTCAACTCCTGCTGCAGATGCTGAAAAAGCAAATGACTTATCATTCATGCTTCAAACAATGGGGCAAACACTACCTTTTGAAATGACTCAGATGATTCTTTCTGAGGTTGCTAAATTAAAGCGTATGCCAGACTTAGCAACAAAAATCAAAGAGTACGCACCTAAACCTGACCCAATTGCTGAAGAGATGAAAATGCTTGAACTTGAAAAACTCAAATCTGAGATTGCAGAACGTAACTCAAGAGCTGTCGAGAACCAATCAGACATTGCACTTAAAGATGCTAAGACTCAAAGTGAACTTGCGAAAACTCGCAAGACACACTCTGATGCAAACAATACAGACCTTGATTTTGTTGAAAGAGAATCTGGGAATAAACGTAGAGAAGATGTTCAAGATAAAGCTATGGACCACGCAAGTAAGAAAGACATTGAAAATTCTAAGTCTAAGAACCAAGGTTCTTTATAGTCTACTGTTTAGACAGGTTCCTAGCTTACGTATTATTTGCTTAGTAAGCTTATGCAATCTGGACCAATTCTTTGTTTATGATATAATTGTTAAAAAGGACTGAAGATGCAAAAATATACAAAATCTCATTTAGTAGATAAAAACAAATTACATAAACATTCAGTAATCACTGGAACCCCTTCTAGAGTTTCTCGTGTACTTACTCTTTTAGACGTAATTACTTTAATCAAAAAAGACGTACCTGCGGCTATTGTAGGACTGGATAAAGTAATAACTTCTAAAGTCCATACTCTTCTGTCTTGGGTTGAAGGAATTGGTCTTCAGAACCAACGTAACAAAGTTGCTACTTATGACGATGCAGTTGAAATGATTATTGCTGCAGGAGGTACTATTAACTTAGACCTAGACCATATAACCGCATCTGGTTCGGGTATTGCTCTCACAACAACTGAAGCAAAGACAATTCCTTCGTATCATTCTGGAACTATTCCAAATGGCCAAACCTCTGAGTTTATTACTTACACAGAAATGATTCATTTAATGAACAATTCAACATTCGCATAAGGATTTTAATATGAGCCAACAAACAATTAGACCAACATCAATGAAACCATCTACGCTTCCAATTGAGTCAATGAGCCCTTTAGTTACAATAGCTGATGTTCAGAACGCTTTATCTTCTGTTGTTAGTATTACACCTCAAACAGTTGCTGACAGTACCGCTTCAGATATTGCAAGTATGGTATCTGACCACAACGCACTTCTTTCTGCATTACGCAGTGCTGGTGTACTGACAGTATAATTTACACCGCTTCCATAAGAGTATAAGTCGGATTTTAAGGGATTCAAATGCTAGAAGAAGTTTCTGCGGAACAAATCTTTGGTAAAGAACAACCAAATAACGAGTTAGAAGTTACTCTAAAAGAGTTTGACGATATGGTTGATGACTATAAAGCTATTAAAGAGCTTGTTGCTAGTGCTAACTTTCAAAGAGTTATCGTAAAGGGTTATCTTGAAGAAGATTATGACCGCCTTACAGACTTGCTGAAGAACAGTGGCATGAACACACAAGTGTCAAGAGAACGTCCTATTATAGTAGATAAGATTACTGCTAAAGGTGCTCTTGAAAACTGGCTTGAAACAACTCTTAAGATGGGTGAAGGTATTGATAATCCTGAGCAAAGAGTTCAGCTAATCAAAGCAACTGAAGAAGCCATAAGAGAAAAAGAGGATGAAGAAAATGAAGAAAGCTAAATACTTAAATTCAATTCTTTCCCTCCTAGTTGGTTCAAAGTCTGGAGCAGATGAAGCTGAAGAGCTTGCTCCAGTAGATAGTCTCAACGAAGAAGACTTTGAAAAAGCCTTTGATGATATGATGAATGAACCAGTTGGTTCTGAATCTACCCCCATGGAAGAGGAACACTCCAGCGATGGAGATGTTCCTGATGACAAAGAAGGTGATGGGGAAGAAGAAGATGGTGATAGTGAACCAGAACCAACAGACACTGAAGGTTCTGAAGACGAAGAAGTAGAACATCCTGAAGACACTGAAAAAGAACCAGAAGATGACTCTGACGAGAAAGAATCTAATGGTGATACAGAAGGTGAAACTGAGGACTCTACCAAAGAGAAGACGGACAACGAGAACACTGGATTTGACTTTGGGAAGATGCCAATGGACGAATTACTTCCTATGGAAATAAACGCCAATGGTATGAAGATGAAAGCCACAATGAACGAACTTGTAGCAGGTTTTCAAAAGGGTATGAACTATACTCAAAAGATGCAAGAACTTTCTGGCGTAAAAAAGCTTGTTAGTATAGCAACTTCTAATGATTTATCAGAAGAAGACTTAAACTTACTTGTTGAAGCTAAAAAAGGCAGCCAAGAGGCTATTGCAAAGTTGATGGCTAACTCTAATGTAGATGCGTTAGACATTGACACTGAGGAGCACAAGGACTACAAGCCTGCTGATTACAGTAAGGAAGAAGTCGACATTGAAATGGATGGGGTTAGAAGCACGATTAACTCAGATGCTGAGTTTAAACCGTTTGTTGAATCTGCCATCCAAACAATGCCTCAAGATATGTATGACACAGTATCAGGTTCAGCTCAGAATTTAAATTCTCTATACCAAGACATCAAGTCTGGAATTTATTCAAAAGTTATGCCTGAAGTTAAAAAACTCCAAAACCTTTATGGTCATACGGAGCCAACTATGGATACATATCTGAAAGTTGCAAATCAGATATTTGACGATGAGGAGTCTTCAACTCAAGCTGAACAGCAAGAGTCTGAAGAGAAAAAAGAAGAGCGTAACCTAAAACGTAAGAAAGTTGCTCCAACCTCAAAAGCTCCAGCTAAGAAAAGCTTCATCTCTAAAGATGTTGATAGCCTTGGTGAAGATGATTTTGACAAAGAGTTTGCTAAGATTACAGGCCGCTCATTAGATGACTATAGATAGTCAAAGGATATATAAATGTTAAATTTAAAAATGGTTCAAGCAACTGCTCTTTCTTCACTTGCTCATTCTGCTGCAAATGATTTTTCAGGTCATACTTATGGTGCTGATGGTTCTGCTGCAAATGGTTCAACTTCTGGTGACAACATCCGTGTTGATTATTACGATAGAGCTGCTATCAAAGTTGCACTTGACGATTTAATCTATGGACGTTTTTCTGATAGTAAAACTCAGCAAAAGAACTCTGGTAAGAAATTCCGTATTTCTCGTTTCCGTTACATCTTAAATGATGAAAATGTTAACAACCAAGGTATTGATGGTGCAGGTAATGTTATCGGTAACACTTCATTCGTATTCAACAATGTTGCATATGCTTCTCAAGGTGCGGCTGATACAGCTAAAACTACTTTTGATGCTACTGCTGCAGGTATTGCTGCTAAAGCTGACAATGTAGAGCCTCTTGTTGTTTCTATTACTACTGGTGGTGGTAACTTATATGGTTCATCTCGCTCTGTTGGTGATGTTACATCTCAACTTCCGTCACTTGCTGAAGGTGCTTCTGGTGTTAACCGTGTTGGTGTTACTCGTGAAAACTTCGAAGCTAATTTAATTAGACGTGGTGCTTACATTTCTTACTCTGATGAAGTTGGATTATTTTCTGACCATGACATGCAAATGGAATACAGAACCAAACTAGCTCGTCTTGGTATTGAAATGAGAGATGATGACACTCAACTAGGTATGCTTGGTGCTGCTGGTGTACGTTTCTATGCAGGTACTGCAACAACAATCGCAACAATGGGTGCAGGTGGTGAAGTAGCCGGTGTTTCTTTTGACATGATTCGCAAGATTACAAAACGTCTTAAAATCAATCTTGCTCAGCGTAATACTGAGATGATTACTGGTGCTAACAAGTTCGCAACGACTCCAATTAATCGTGCTTGGTATGCAATTATCGGGCCTGAACTTGCTTATGATATTGAATCAATTGCTGAATACCGTGCTATTCACGAGTACGGATACTCAAGCAAGTTAGCTGCTGGAGAATGGGGTTCTGTTCAAGAAAATCGTTTCATTGAAACTAACCGTGCATTGAATTATGCAGGTCAAGGTGCATCTGATACAACTAACACTCAGGGGTATTCTTCAACTGGTGGAAAGTTTGATGTTTTCCCTATGATTTATCCTACTAAGGGTTCATTCGCAACTGTTGGACTTCAAGGTGCTGGTTCAATCAAGTTTAAGTCTAAGGCTCCAGGTGTTATCACTGATACTGATGTCTATGGGACTAAGGGTCTTTTCTCTATGAACTACTGGTTTGCAAGTCTTGCTTTACA